TTGGCCACTCCCTCTATGCGCGCTCGCTCACTCACTCGGCCCTGCCGGCCAGAGGCCGGCAGTCTGGAGACCTTTGGTCTCCAGGGCCGAGTGAGTGAGCGAGCGCGCATAGCTAATGTGGCCAACTCCATCATCTGGTTTGCCAGAAGTTACTGATTAACCGGCAGTTGTAAACCGCGAAGCGCAAGCGCCGCAGGCCGCTGCTTATGTACGCAGTAGCCATGGAAACGAGATAAGATAAGAAGGACACGGAGACCAAAGTTCAACTGAAACGAATAAACCGGTTTATTGATTAACAGGTTATTACAGGTGGTGGGTGAGGTAGCGGGTACCGATAGCCCTAGGCTCAGTGTATTTCCCAGCCGCATCGGGAGCCCACAACAGAGAGTTTTGCTGTCCGTAGTTGGAGGTAAACTGGACCTCGGGGTTCCAGCGTTTGGACCGCTCCTTCTGGATCTCCCAGTCAATCTGCACCGACACCTGGCCAGTGCTGTACTGAGTAATGAAGGAGTTTACCGGAGTAGAGCTGAAGGTCGTTGCAGGATTCGCAGGTACCGGGGTGTTCTTGATAAAAATTTGAGGAGGCGGGTGTTTCAGCCCAAACCCACCAATCAGCGGTGAGGGGTGAAAGTGTCCATCGGTATGAGGAATCTTGGCCCAAATGGGACCCTGGTAGTAAATGTCTCTGTTTTGCCAGACCATTCCAGGCACGGCTCCCAAGGCTGTCAGTCTGTCCACGGTCGGCAGGTTGCTGTTGCTCTGGTCACCGCCAGGTAGGTTGCCCCACATGTCCGTATCGGTGGCGTTGGTGGCTGCCAGCTCCTCCTCAGAGGTGAAGATCAGAGTCCCGGGTACGGTGGCCGTGTTGCCGTTCTGTTTAGGCCCCGCAAAGATGAGCTGGCTGTTGCTGAACTTGCTGTCCGCAGGTCCAGCCGTGGCCATTGGAGGTCCGGGGGTCAGGGCACTCCATCTTCCGTCCAGAGTGCTGTGCGTCTCGTATTTGATGAGACTGTCTGACCCGGTGGCAGGGATCTTGTAGTTTTGATTGGCAGTCTTTGAGAAGCCCTGCTGCTTGATTGAAGGCCCGGGCAGCCAGTTCTTTTTAAAGTTGGAAAAGTTGGTAGGCCGCAGCTTGGTAAAGTTGGTGGTGGCAGTCCCGGCATTCAGGGTGGTTCCGGTGGTGGTCGATTGCAGTCCCCACAGGTACTGGTCGATGAGAGGGTTCATCAGCCGGTCCAGGCTCTGGCTGTGCGCGTACATCGAGTGGAAAGGCACCTTCTCAAAACTGTACGTAATTTCAAAGTTGTTGCCAGTCCGCAGCATCTGCGAAGGAAAGTACTCCAGGCAGTAGAAGGCATTTCTGTCAGTCTGTTGCTGCGAAGTGTTGCCGGTCACCAGTCCACAGTAGCCGTACTGGGGCACCATAAAGACGTCGTTGGGAAAAGGAGGCAGGCTGCCCTCTTGACCCGCATCCATCACGTACGGCAGTTCGTACGACGAGTCCGCAAAGATCTGAACCGTGCTGGTAAGGTTATTAGCCACCGTTGTCTCGCCGTTCGACGTCGTGACCTCCTTGACCTGGATGTTGAAGATTTTGACCCGCATGGCTTTGGGTCGCATGCCCCAGTTGTTGTTGATGAGTCGCTGCCAGTCACGTGGTGAGAAGTGGCAGTGGAAGCGGTTGAAGTCAAAGTATCCCCAGGGGGTGGAGAATCCGTTGTAGGTGTTGGACTGCAGGCTCTCTCCGAGTCGCTTGTAGAGGTGGTTGTTGTAGGTGGGCAAGACCCAGGTTCTGGTGCTGGTGGTCGTGACGTGGCCCTCAGACCAGGTGGAATCGCAATGCCAATCACCCGAGGCATTACCCACTCCATCGGCACCTTGTCCGCCCTCGACTGCAGCTCCGCCAGCTGCTGCACGCATCTCACTGTCATCAGACATGGCTCCGGAAGTTGATCCCTCAGGGGGTCCGTCGCCTGCTCCAGTTTCGTCTTCGAAAACGAGCTTCTTTTTAGCCGGCTGCTTGCCTTTTTTGCCGATACCCGTGGAGGAGTCGGGCTGCTGGGGGGATTCAATCAACGGTCTCTTCTTTCCAGGAGCCGTCTCACCCGCTTGCTCAACCAGACCAAGAGGTTCAAGAACCCTCTTTTTGGCCTGGAAGACTGCTCTGCCGAGGTTGCCCCCAAACGATGTGTCGCCCTGAAGCCGCTGCTGGAACTCCGCGTCGGCGTGGTTGTACTTGAGGTAGGGGTTGTCACCGGCCTTGAGCTGCTGGTCGTAGGCCTTGTCGTGCTCGAGGGCTGCCGCGTCCGCTGCGTTGACGGGTTCCCCCTTGTCGAGTCCGTTGCCGGGTCCGAGGTATTTGTAACCCGGAAGCACAAGACCCCGAGCGTTGTCCTGATGTTGTTGATTTGCCTTGGGTTTAGGGGCTCCAGGTTGCAGCGCCCACCACTCTCGAACGCCTTCAGAGAGGTTGTCCTCTAGCCAATCTGGAAGGTAACCGTCAGTCATATCTGGTTTGAGTCATTTATTGTTCCATGTCACAGTCATCCAAGTCCACATTGGCCAGTTCGCAGGCCGAGCAGGCCACCTCGGGCGCCCTCCCCATGATGTGATGAATCGGACACAGTTTCTGATACGTCCGCTTTCTGACGACAGACACGGGTTGAGATTCTGACACGGGGAAGCACTCGGCACAGTCCATGACCCCGTGCGTGAAGCAAATGTCCACATTCTGATTCATTCTCTCGCATTGCCGGCAGGGAAAAAGCATCAGATTCATACCCACGTGACGAGAACATTTGTTTTGGTACCTGTCCGCGTAGTCCACCGGAGCTTCCGCGTCTGACGTCGATGGCTGCGCAACTGACGGACAGGCCCGCTTGGGCTCACTTATATCTGCGTCATTGGGGGCGGGCCTCTTTCTAGCTCCACCCTTTCTGACGTAAAACTCGTGAGTCACCTCGGTCACGTGATCTGACGCCCACCGGAAAAAGTCTTTGACTTCCTGCTTGGTGACCTTGCCAAAGTCGTGCTCCAGGCGCTTGGTGAGCTCGAACTTGAACATCCGGTCCTGGAGTGGTTGTTGGTGCTCGAAGGTGGTCGAGTTTCCGTCGATGACCGCGCACATGTTGGTGTTGGAGGTGACGATCACGGGAGTTGGGTCGATCTGGGCCGATGACTTGCACTTTTGGTCCACGCGCACCTTGCTTCCGCCCAGGATGGCCTTGGCGCTCTCTACGACCTTGGCCGTCATCTTGCCCTCCTCCCACCAGATCACCATCTTGTCGACGCAATCGTTGAACGGAAAGTTCTCATTGGTCCAGTTCACGCAGCCGTAGAAGGGCACGGCGTGGGCGATGGCTTCCGCGATGTTGGTTTTACCCGTCGTGGCCGGCCCAAAGAGCCAGATGGTGTTCCTCTTCCCGAACTTCTTTTGCGCCCAGCCCAGGAAGACGGAGGCCGCGTACTGCGGATCGTACCCGTTCATCTCGAGGATTCGGTAGATGCGGTTGCTGGAAATGTCCTCCGGCGGGTTCTGGCCCACCAGGTAGTCCGGAGCCGTCTTTGTCAGGCTCATGATTTTGGAGGCATTGTCCAGCGCGGCCTTGATTTGTGACCGCGAGTTGGAGGCGGCGTTGAAGGAGATGTAGGACGCCTGGTCCTCCTGGATCCATTGCTTTTCTGACGTGATCCCGCGGTCCACCAGCCACCCGACCAGCTCCATGTACCTGGCGGAGGTTTTTGACCTGATGACCGGCGCGTCAGAATTGGGGTTCTGGTTTTCCTTGTTCTGCTCCTGCGTCTGCGACACGTGCGTCAGATGCTGCGCCACCAGCCGTTTACGCTCCGCGAGATTCAAACAGGCGCTTATATACTGGTCCATGTTAGTCCACGCCCACTGGAGCTCGGGCTGGGTCTTGGGGAGCAGGTAGTTGGGGATGTAGCAGTCGTCCACCACCTTGTTCCCGCCTCCGGCGCCATTACGCGTCTTGGTCACCGCGAACCAGTTCGGAAGCTGCGGCTCGACCCCGCGGTAGATGCGGGTCACCAGCTTCTCTTTAATCTGGCTCACGTAGCGGCCCACCACCATGGATTTGACGCCCACGGTCTCCACCAGGATGTGCAGGTGGAAGTAGCTGTCCCCCTTCTCGAACTGGACAAAGAAGAGGGCCTCCGGGGCCTTACTCACGCGGCGCCACTCGACCAGGAACTCGCGTTGCAGCTTTTCGGCCACGGTCAGGGGTGCCTGCTCAATCAGATTCAAGTCCATGTCAGAATCCGGCGGCAGCTCCCATTCCTTCTCGGCCACCCAGCTCACAAAAGAGTCAGAAATGCCGGGCAGGTGCTCGTCCAGGTCGCTGGGCACCTTCAGCACGATCTCGTAGAACCCCGGCATGGCTGCTGCTCGTTCAAAATTCGCGGGCAAAATGGAGCTCCTCGCTGGCTCACTCGCGGTTATATACCCTCCTGACCACATGGTGTCGCAAACTGTCGCAAACGGACCACGTGGCTGTGACGTGGCAGCTTGGTATGCGCTCCGCTACGCTCCGCGAAATACGACACTCACGTGACTGCTAATACAGGGACCTCCCTAACCCTAGGACGTCACATTGACGTCAGTGGGCAAACCTAGATGATGGAGTTGGCCACTCCCTCTATGCGCGCTCGCTCACTCACTCGGCCCTGCCGGCCAGAGGCCGGCAGTCTGGAGACCTTTGGTCTCCAGGGCCGAGTGAGTGAGCGAGCGCGCATAGAGGGAGTGGCCAA